TGGCATTCTCTCTCTAATTTTTTTACAAAATTTTGGGGTTATCCACAAGCAGTCAAAACCGGTCAATATTTATGGGTTATCATCCGTTTATGGCAGCCAACAAGAAAACCGCACAGAAACCGGCAGAACCGGTCAATAACGTTCAGGCAGTCAGCAGCTATCTTGACGGGCTATATCCGGACGGAATACCAAGAGAGCATTGGCCAATCGTGCAAGTAGTCCGGTCGTTAGCAGTTGCCGTGGACACGTTGCCTGACCAACCGGCATTGTGGAAGCAGTACCGTGAAGCATTGTGTGACCTTGACGAGTTGCACGCATACGAGGAGGACAAACTAGATGCAATCATTACGCGTCTGCAAGCCCCGGCTGACAACACGGAGGACTGATCGACCGACAAGGGGACATGAAGTTGCGCGGGTTGCTGAGATGTTAGGCACCCCGCTTATGCCACACCAACGGCATGTTGTTGATATTGCGTTGGAACAGGAAAACGGCAAACCGGCTTACAGCGAAGTGACTTTAACTATCCCGAGACAGTCCGGTAAGTCAACGTTGTTGTTGGCGGTCATGGTGTGGTCTGCGTTGCAAGGTAACCGGCGACGTATCGCCTACACAGCGCAGACGGGTTCAGATGCCCGTAAGAAACTTGTGCATGACTTTATGCCTGCGGTGCAAGAATCCGATTTTGAACCGTTAACTACTTTTAAGTATGCGAACGGTACTGAGTCGATAACGTTTGATAACGGGTCACGTATTGAACCGTTGCCGTCCACGTTGACTGCGGGTCACGGTATGACACTTTCGGGTGGTGCGTTCATTGACGAGGCGTTTGCCGATACGGATGACCGGCGGGAACAATCGTTGCTGCCTGCCATGGTGACGTGTGATGACGCGCAGCTGTGGGTGGTGTCAACTGCCGGTACGGAACAGTCCACATATTTGAAACGTAAAACCGACATAGGTCGCAACGCTGTGTTGGAAGGTGTAACTAGCGGTATCGCATATTTTGAGTGGTCTGCGCCTGACGACGTGTTAGATATTGACGATGAAGACGTGTGGTGGGAATGTATGCCTGCGTTAGGTAACACCGTCAAAATTGAGAAGATACGTCACGCACGGCAAACCATGCCGGAGTCAGAATTTAGGCGTGCCTATTTGAACCAATGGACTAAAACAGATGACCGGGTGATACCTGAACTGTTGTGGAATGAGGTGCAGACGGACAGCAAATGGCCAGATGGCGGTTTGGTGTTTGGTGTCGATATCACGTTAGACCGTTCACGGGCAAGCATCGTTGTGGCAGATAGTGAAGGCACAATGGAACTTGTAGACAACCGGGACGGCACAGAATGGTTACCGGCACGTATCAACGACCTTGTAGCAGCCCACGGTGGGCGTGTTGTCATTGACCAATATTCTCCCGCAGGCAACCTTGTTGACGTGCTAAAAGATATTGAGATAGTGAAATACAGCACCCGTGACAGCGTGTCAGCTGCCAACGCACTTTACGACGCAATCATGCAAAACGATGGAATAGCGGTCAGACCGCATGAAGCGTTAAGTGTTGCGGTTGCGTCCGCAAAGAAAAAACCGGTGGGTTCAGGGTGGCTATGGGCGCGTGTTGACCCGGCAGCAGACTTGTCACCGTTGCACGCAGCTAGCGTGGCGTGGCATTGTGCTAAGTTTCGGCCTAAGAAAACCAAAACACCGATGGTATTCTAGGAACCACTATGGGTATCTTCTCACGTCGCAAGACTGAACACCGCGCAAGCGAATTTCCGTTCGTTTTGCCGACGGCAAACTATTTGCAACCCTTACAAGGCGCGTTGCACATTTCACCGGCAACAGCGTTAACTATTCCAGCGTTGTACCGTTGCACCAACCTTATTTCAGACAGCATTGGTGCATTACCGTTAGCGTCGTATCGCAACGGTGACCGGGTAAAACCACAACCCGCCATTTTGGAACAGCCAGACCGCACCATGACCCGCATGGACATGATCGCGTCAACCGTCATGTCTTTAGTGATTGACGGCAACGCCTACTGGCTTCTAGGTGACCGTGACGAACTTGGCTACCCACGGCAAGCAGTTTTGTTAGCACCAGACGCGGTGTATATCGAAACAGCCCAAAACGGTGCAACAATCGCATACCGTGTAGCCGGTCAGACATACCAGCCGGAAGACATTTTGCATATCCGTGGGTTGACGTTCCCCGGTTCCGTTAAAGGCATGTCAATTATCGAACACCACCGGCGCACGTTAGGTATCTCTATTGCCGGTGAAGACTGCGCTAGCGAACTATATAACGCAGGCGGTCTACCGGTAGGCGTGTTAGAAGTTGACGCAGACATCACCCGTGAAGAAGCAGACGCATTAAAAGCGGGTTGGATCGCCAACAACGGTGGACGCAACCGCACACCAGCAGTTTTAGCAAACGGCATTGCCTACAAACCGTTGTCATTCTCAGCACATGACCTAGAACTGATTGACGCACGCAGATATAGCGCACAGCAGGTTTGCACGTTGCTAGGTGTACCACCGCACATGGTTGGTGTCGCAATGGACGGAACGTCAATGACCTACAGCAACGTCACACAAGACAGTATTCAGTTTGTGCGGTTCACGTTACGTCCGTGGCTGTCACGCATCGAACAGGCACTATCAACATTGCTGCCACGAGGACAAACAGCACGTTTCATTTTGGACGACTTGTTGCGGGCAGACACCGCAAGCCGGTACGCAGCTTACGAAGTTGGGTTGCGTGCAGGATTCTTGACCGTAGACGAAGTGCGAATGTTTGAAGACCTAACAGACGCAACGACACCGGAGACAGACTGATGTCAGAACTAATCACACGAACCGTAGAGTTTGCCGGGTTTGAAGTCCGTGACGACGACGACGGACACCACCTAGTTGGCATTGTCGCACCGTTTGGTGCTATCTACGATGCAGGCAGCTATTTAGAACGGTTTGCACCAACAGCGTTTGACAAAACCATTGCAGAACGTGGCGAACGTATCCCGTTGTTAGAGCAGCACGCCACAGACCGTATGCCTATCGGACGGGCTGTCAGTTGGCAAAAAACAAATGACGGACTTATCGCAGACTTTTTATTGGCCAACACCCACCGTGGCGAAGAGGCACGCACACTAGCCATGGACGGTTTTGTGTCCGGGTTCAGTGTTGGATTCATTCCGGTACGTACCCAATCGTCAGAACTAAACGGTAAACCGTTACGCACACGCACAGAAGCCAAACTAGACCACGTAGGTTTTGTGCGGAACCCTGCCTACACAGACGCACAACTTATTAGTGTTCGTTCGTTCGACCCGGACGACGGAGAGCAAGTGCCACGTCTAGCCAAATACCGTCACCTAATGAAAGACCTAAACAATGGCTAACTATGGAAACGTCACCATCACAGACGTAGCAACAAAAATTCTTGACGCTAACGACGTGTACCGTCCCGTGTGGATAAACACAGTTGCCAACAACACCGTGTTTATTGGTGACACGTCCGTCGTCACCACGTCAACCGGTTTGCCGGTCGTCAAAAACAATGTGCCGTTGTACGGGGAGTTATCACCCGGTCAGGAATTGTGGGGTATCTGTACTAGCGGACAAACGGAAGATATCCGGTATTTCTCGCACGTTGACTAAACCGCTATGTGTATGATATTGGCAGACCGCCGATAGTAACGCCGCGTAGTCACCTTACTGTCACCGTCAGAACCTACCCATATATCAGTTAGGAGAACTGACCGTGAAGTTGCTAGACCAACTTGTTGCGGAACGTGCAGAAATTTCCGAAGCCGTAGAAACGGTTTTGGACAGGGCTGCCGAAGAAACCCGTGACCTTACAGAAACAGAAGACAAGAACCTTGGCGACCTTACAGCGCGCGCTAAGGCACTTGATGCCCGTATCGCTGACCTGCGGGAAATTCAGGTTAGCCACCTTGAAGCAGCCAAGTTGCGTGCAGAAGTCGCAGCTACCGACGAACCAAAAGAGGCACCAGCCGTGAACCGCGTTGACGTTAAGTCAGAACCATTGACCTACGAGCAGAACGCGCCACACTCGTTCTTCCGTGACTCGTACGCAGCAGAATTCCTTGGTGACGTTTCAGCGCAAGAGCGTCTGTCACGCCACACCGAAGAAATGCGTCACGAACTGCGTGACTCAGGTTCAGGAAACTTTAGCGGGCTTGTCGTTCCGCAGTACCTGACCGGACTCGCAGCACCGTTCCTGCGTGCAGGACGTAACACCATGGACGTGGCCAACAGCCTCCCATTGCCAAACGACGGTTTGACCGTGAATGTGTCACGCATCACGACCGGAAGTAGCGTCGCAGCCCAAGATGGCGACAACGGAGCAGTTACCGAAGCATCACCAGATGACACGTTGCTGACCGTCAATGTCCGTACCTATGCGGGCATGGTTGACGTATCACGTCAGGCGTTGGAACGTGGCACCGGTGTTGACGGACTGTTGGCAGCTGACCTTGTGTCCGCATACAACAGCAAAGTCAACGCAGATGTCATTAACGGTGACGGACTGCTTGGAACCCACGTTGGCATTTTGAACACGTCCGGTATCGGTGACGTTGACGTTGACGACGCATCACCAACCGCATACGAGACATTCCAAAAGATTGTTAAGGCAATCGGCACCGTAACTGAAAACCGTTACGTACAGCCAGATGTCATCATCATGCACCCACGCCGGTGGGCGTACATTTCAGGTGGACTTGACAGCAGCAACCGTCCATTGGCCGGTGTTAGCGTCGCCACCTCGCAGAACATCGTCGCACTTGGCAACCCCGGTGCATACGGTGTTGCAGCAGGTGAAATTGCCGGTGTTCCGGTGGTTGTTGATGCTGGTATCCCAACGAACCTTGGTGCAGGCACCAATGAGGACGCAATTATTGTTGCGAACCGTGGCGACCTTGTGCTGATGGAACAGGCAGCCAGCCCACTTATGTTGCGTTACGAGTCTGTCGGTTCCGGCACACTCACCACGCGTCTTGTCTGCTTTGGGTATTCAGCGTTTACCGCTGGACGTTACCCCGGTGGCGTTTGCAAGATTCAGGGAACGTTGCTGGCAGCAACCCTCTGATAAGTCGAACCCGTCCCGTCTTGAGTCCCCCTTGTGCGGGACGGGTTCACCATTAACATGGGAGCAGTTATGGACAAGTATTTGCAAAACCTCATTGCGTCTGGCGCAGACCCGGTACTTATCGCTAAACTCTCTCAGCAATCCCCCAATATGCCGGAACCGTCACCCACGGTTACGGAACCGGGGCAGGCGACGCACAGCACAGAACCTGCCCCGGCTCCCCGGCGACGCAAAACCCGCAAAGGTGACTGATGGCTTACACAACATTGGCGTTGGTCAAGTCGTCTTTAGGTATCCCCGATTCTGTAACGTCTGAGGACACCGCCATTACAGCTGCCATTGGTGCAGCAGACGCGTTGATTGACAACTACACCGGGCGCACGTTTGAAGTGTCCGCAACGTCAACCCGCACATATCTTCCGCGCACCGCAAGCATTTTGGACGTAGACGACATTGCGACCACAACCGGTCTAGTCGTCAAAGTGGACAACGACCAAGACGGCACGTTTGAAACGACGTTGACGGTTACCACAGATTACGTGTTGGACGGCAACACAACCCCATACCGCATGTTGACCAACGTGAACAACGGTTGGCCACTATCGCTATACGGTCGCCCAACAATTGAGATAACCGCAAAGTTTGCGTACAGCGAAACACCGCCAGACAACATTAAACAAGCAGCCTTGTTGATGTCATGCCGTTTGTATCAACGTAAAGCGTCGCCGTTAGGGTTCCAAGCCGGTTCCATTCCCGAATTTGGTGCCGTGCGTATCTCACGCAATGACCCGGACGTTGCAGCCCTATTGCAAGGCGTAAAGTTACTTGGGGTTGCCTGATGGCTGACTACGGCACAATTAAAACTGCGTTAGCGACACAGTTAAACACGTCAACCGTCGTTGAAGTTGTGTACGCCAACCCGCCAGAAGTGCCGTTTACACCGTCCGCAATCATTGTTCCCGGCACTACTGCTGTGGAATACGGTGACGCAATGCAACGTGGTTTACTGCAAATGTTTTTTACCGTCACGTTCCTTGTGCAACGTTTCGACCTAGACAACAACATTGCACGCCTAGACCCGCTTATTTACGGTGACAACAGCGTTGACCAGTTACTAGCAGCTGACCGCACACTTGGCGGTGTCGTGTCGTATGCCCGTGTAGCGACCGCTAACAACGTTGGCAACATTGGCTACGGTGACGACATCTACCTAGGTGTAGACTTTGAAATAGAAGTGATGGTGGAACCATGAAATACAAAGTGACAAGCGAACGTGTGAAGGGCTATAAAATTGGTGATTTAGTCACCGCAGATGACCTTGCACGGTATAACATTGAAGCATTGGTGACGGCAGGTCACCTAAAGAAAACAGCAACCCCGAAAATTGAAAAAGCCGAAGACGAGGAAGTGACCCAAAATGGCTAAGTTTGTTTATGATGACGTATCCGTTACGGTCAACAGTATTGACCTATCTTCGTTCGTGCAGTCGGTAACGCTATCGGCTGATGTGACCGAAATTGACGTAACCGCGATGTCCGATACGTGGGATCAGTCGCTTGCCGGTCGCAAAAAGGTGTCCGGGTCAATCACGTTCTACCAAGACTTTGACGCGTCAAGTGTCGATGCCACTATCTGGCCACTTATCGGTTCAACAACGTCAATTTCGGTTGTGCCAACGTCAGGAACTGTTAGCGCAACTAACCCTTCCTATGACATCACTAACACCGTGATTACCTCGTACGGTTCCATTTCTGGCGGAACTTACGGTGACGCAGCCATGGTGACAGCAAACTTTAGCGGTGGCAC